TCAGAGCCACAATGGCCGCTGACCACCGACAGTCGGGTGCGGCGGTGCCGGGTCGATGGCTCCCTGAGTAACAATAAAGCGCTCTATCGTTTCCATTGTCATAAACGTGCAACTACAGTTGATGTTCTGGCACTGGTGGTAGCGCTCTTTCGTATTTTCGGTTAGATAGCGGCTTGTTCGCGCATGTGCGGCATGATGGCACTTCGGACAATGAAACATAACCCACCCCTTATTCTCAATTCGTGAAGCAATGATAATCATCAATTCACTTTTTGTGAATTTATTTTATTCATCATCCGATTCCGCGCTGTACTCCACATCAGAAAGTTTAACCTCAAGCTCTAAGCCCGTCGTGAAGCCGCTATTATTCAGATTGTGGGTCACTTTACTGATTAACCAAGATTGCTCGTCTATGACGCGCTTAAAGCCTGACACGCGCACAGGTGTCTCAGGAAATAAATCAGCTCTGCCAAGCGCCAGCGTAATTGAAAACTCCGCAACGCCTCGCTGCAGCTTATCCCACTTAGCCTGAGCGGCGCGCATCGCCTGCGCCTTGGAAGCGAAGACCGTCGTTAGCGCCAGAACGTTATCTGCCTCACCGGCCATATACTCACCCTCGCGCGCTTCCGGCTCTTTTTTGGCCTTTGTCTTTTTGCTAACCGGCTTTGATTTCGGGTGCTCCAGTGCGCGCAGGTGCTTCTCTTTTGGCTTACGTTTCAGTGTTACTTTCTGCTTTTGGGGCTTCGGGTCTTTGGTGTGCAACCATTTTGCCGTTACGCCGGTATAAGCCCCGCGGTCGGCAATGGCAAACTGGTGACGGTCGCCATCGCTGCGTGTCAGCGTCATTTGCGGGACGGGTTTACCGCTGGCCGTCATCGCACTACCGGCTTTCAGAAACAGGAGTTTCCCCGCTTTCACTGACACCGCCGCCCCATTACGGTCAGCCAGCCGCGTCAGAAATACGGCGTCGGACTCCTGCGACTGGTCGATATGCGGAACCGGTATTTTTTTCAGTGAATCCGCGACACTGGCCGTCAGTTTATTGCGTTTTGCAATGGCGCTGACCAACTCACCGAGGGTGGTGTCGTGCCACGATTCTTCACGCCGTGAATTGAGAGTTCCGCGAAAGTCTGCACTACGCGCCCGGATGGTCAGGGTATCAGGCGCGCCCCTATGCTCAATCTCATCGACCGTGAAATCGCCCTTATTCAGAAGTGCGGAACCCTGCCAGCCAAGCCACAGAGTCAGCACCGCCCCGCGCAGGGGTAACTCGACTTTGCCGTCGGTGTCGTCGAGCTCAATGTCGAGCTGGTCAGCCTCAAAACCCCGGTTGTCGGTCATGGTGAGAGAAATCAGCCGGTCACTAAAATTGCTGGTAATGTCCTGGCTATTCAGCGTCAGCATAAATGCCGGTGCAAGGCTGGAACCGGCATCAATAGTCATTCCCGTAATCATCCGGTCAGCCCTCCGAGCGCACCCTGCAGCTTATCATTCAGATTACCGGCAGAGCCGAGAAGCTCGCTGGCCTGCTTATTCAGGTCGCCAAACATCGCCGTCAGTGATTCGTCGACCCGTTTTAACGAAAGCGTGAAATCTATCTTTCTGGCCGCGCCGTCGCTGAAAAACTCGGTATGAGTGGTCGACACCGTATCGACGATATACATCCCGAGAATCCTGCCGGTTCCCTCAATCAGCGGCCACGCTCTGCCCTCGTCGGCCATCAGCTCAACAGCCAACAGAGATATACGACCGCCAGTAATGGCAGGGTAAAGCGTACCGGCAAGCTGGATCGAGTTTTCCCCCTCGCCGAGAAACTGATACGCAGGCGGTTTACCTACCCGGTCATTAGACGCCCAGCGATAATTCTTCGAGTGCTGCATCGACTGATAAGGTAGGGTGCGACGTTCAAACACAAACATTCCAAGCGCAAGCATCATCGTTTATTCCTCTCAGTCATGGCTCATACTGGCACGCTGACGCGCACGCTTTTCGCGCTCAATCTGTTCGAGCGTGTCGCGCAGCTGTCTGTCAAGCTGATGCCCCGGCGCAACACCTCCCGGCAGAGTGATGTTGTATTCGCTTTTACTCTGGTCAATGTAAGAGCGTCCCGCCGGTGCGGTAACTGGCTGATAAGCCTGATAGCCGCCATATGTGCTGGTTGCCGGGATGTAGGAATTACCCTGCGTGGCGGCGTTGGTTTTGGCTGCGGTCTGGTCGAGGCTGTCCGACTCTTTGTTGATGATGCCGAGCTTTTCGAGAAGCCAGTCGACACCGCTGCGCAGCTTGTTAAAAACATTGAGCGGAGCCATCAAGGCAGATGCCAGTGCCTGACCGAATATGACGCCGACATTTTTGCAGCTATCGAGCGTCTCCTGTGTGGCCTTGACCGGTGCAATCAGGTCTTTAAACCATTGCCAGACGCCGCGCAACTTCTCACCGAGACCGTCAAAAATGGGTGCCAGTGGAGCGAACATCTCCCCGACCGGTGCAAAGGCGCTCATTATTCCCTCAATCATCCCCGAGAAAAATGCGCTGATGGGCTCCCAATATTTACGGATGAGTAGCGCCCCGGCCACAATCGCCGCACCGACGGCCACAATCGGCCAGGTAATCGCGCCAAGTGCGGTCACAATGGCGCTACCGGCAACAGTAAAGACCGTTCCCATCACCCCAGCAGCGGCAATAATGGCGTTAATCCCCATGACAACCGGCCACGCAACAAGGCCAATGCCGCCGATGATACCAATCAGAGCCAGTGCGCCACCGGCGATGATGCCGATAGTTTCCGCCAGCCCCTTATTTTTCTGGATCCAGCCGTCTAGCTTTAACACATACTGCGTGGCCGTTTGGGTGAGTTTGCGCAGCGAGCCCTCATGCTGGTCAAAAAGGTCAGTACCGACCGCCTCATAAGCAGACTGAAACTCTTTAAAGTCGCCGCCGAGGTTATCCTGCATAATCTTAACCAGTTCCTCGGTTTTGCCGTCTGACGCTTTCAGCGCGGCGGTTAGCTGGTCGAGCTTGCCGCTGGCCGCTGCCGCCATCAGCACATTAGCCGATGAGCTGGCTTCCTCGCCGAATATCGTTTTCATGTATTCGGCTTGCTGCCCCGTTCCGAGATTGTTGCGCTTAAAGCTAGCCTGCATTTCTTTCAGGATGGTAAATATCGGGCGCGTATTGCCTTTGCTGTCTGAGGTTTTGACGCCCAGCTCTTTGAGGGCATCCCATGCTTTGCCGGTCGGAGCCTGCAGGCGACTTAATACTGCACGACTCCCGGTACCGGCCATCGAGCCTGTGATTTTTGCATCATGCAGAGCACCCACCATTGCAGCGGTTTCTTCAATACTGACACCGGCATTTTTTGCCACCGGCGCGGCATAGGTCATCGCATCACTGAGGCCGTCAAAGTCGGCGGCTGTTTTGTTCATCACCGTAGACAGCACATCGCCAATATGGGAAACCTTGTCATTGGAAAGCTGAAACGCGGAGCGCATCCCCATCAGTAAAGCGGCGTTTTCTTCCATTGTGCGACGGTTAGCAAGCGCCATATTCAGAGTAACTGGCGTTGTTGCCTGAATCGCGGCGGCATCACCACCACCTTTTGCGATAATAATCTGCGCACTGGCAGCATCGTCCGCAGAGGCGGCAGTATTGTCGCCGAGCTGGCGCGCCTGTTTGCGTAGCGCCTCCATTTCTGGCGACTGCTTATCGACCCCGAGCACGGCCTGCAGTTCGGAATTTTTCTGCGCAAAGTCATAACCGGGCATTAGTAATTTAACCCCGGCCATCGTTCCCGCCGTCGCGATACCGACCCCGGCAGCACCTGCAGCGGCCATGTTACCGGCAAGCTCTTTACCTGATTTATATCGCTCTTTCACGCGGTTCAGGTGTGCCTGCTGTGCGCTGACCTTCGCCAGCGCCTCGCGCTGCCGGTTGAGTTGTGCCGTAGTTTCACTGATGCGGCTTTTCAAGCCTCGCTCGTCATTGGCAAGGTTGCGGGTATTGATTCCGGCAGCACCCAGTTCGCGTTGCTGGCGTTTTACCGACTCGGTAAGACTGTTGTATTTGACCTGCAGACCATCAGCCGCACGTTTTGCCGATTCAAGCACCTGCGCCTGCGCACGCGTTGGCCGCTCGGTATTTTTAAATTGGGTGGCAAGTTCCTCGGCTTCACGTTTCGCTTTCTCAAGCGACTGACTAGTCACGGCCAGTTGTGCGCTTGCCTTACGAAAGCCGTCGATTTTCGACGCCTGACCGTTCAGGTCACGCAGTCCCTTTTGTGTGTCGCGAATATCACCCGAGAGGGTTTTACTCGCGGTCTGGATGGATTTAAGCGGTCGGGTCGCCTGGTCGACCGCTTTCAGCAATACCTCAAGCCTCAGGTTATTACTCATTGTGGTTTCCGCTACGCTGTAGCGCCTTTTCGCGCCATGTGATGAGCTCGGTCAGGCTCAGGGAATAGAGCTCTGATGGCGGCCAGTGGAATATCACCGCGATATCCGCCATCAGGTCATCGGTCGACAGGTCGGGCGGGAAATCTACTCCGCCGAAGCCGGTGACAAAAAACCAATCACCTTAGCGGCCAGCGACAGCATATCGGGCAGGTTCATTGCGGTAAGCTCCTGCGCCGTAAGCGCGGGATAGGTCATGCGGGGCAGTACCTTAATCAGCGCATCGACTTCGGACTGCGCCACCGCTGCCAGACTGACACCGCGCAGGGTACCGGCGTTCGGCTCAATCAGGGTGACTTTATCAATCGTCTGACCGGCGCGCTTAATCGGCTTGTCGAGAGTCACGACGTTCGGGCTTACGGTGTCAATTTCATTGCCAGCCGTATCAACAAATTCAGCGGTTTTGCGTGGTGCTTTAGCCATGATTTTTTCTCTGCTCTGAAAGGGGATTAATAACCGGCCAGCCATGCTGACCGGTCAGGGAATTACAGCCCGATTGCGCGGCGGTGCTGTTCCAGACGGTCGACGCCGTTCACCTTCTCGACCATGTTGACGGTGTCGATTTCGATGACGTCGCTACCATCAATCGTCAGGCGGTAATAGGTGCAAACGGTCGACAGCTTGGTCGAGGTGTTTTCACCCTGCTTATTTTCGCCGCCGTCGATTTCTTTGTGACGGCCACGCATGACCACCTCGACAGCGATGATTTCGCCGGTGTCGTCACGCTGGTAAGAGCCAGCAAAACGCAGCGGCACGGCATCAGCACCCGGCGCGGCGTACTGCGCCCACAGCGCCACATCAGGCAGGCCACCGACAGACCACTCGACGGTTAACGCATCATCGTCGAGACCGAGGTCAATCGCCGCCGCACCATTCATACCGCCGCCGCGATAGTTTTCGAGCTTGCGGGTCAGCTTCGGCAGCGTCACGGATTCAACAACACCCATGTAGCTCAGACCGTCATTGAACATGTTCAGATATTTGAGTTTGCGGGGTAGTGCCATGTTATTTCAGGCTCCTTAGCTGTTGACCGATTCGGCCAGATTCACCAGATATTTATCGGTGATGCGCTGGCGCAGGGTCAGGCTTTCCAGTGGTGGAACCGGCGTATAGTCGTAGTCGATATACAGTTTCCCGGCCTTGAGGGTTTCCTTATCGTTCGATTCCTCGTCGAACCAGCATTCACCGTCCACGATGTAGCCGTTAGATTTCAGCTCGCGGAATTTGGCATTAATGCCGTCGACAATGTCACGGATGAGTGATGCGGTGATGGGCTTATCGACCGCCCACATATGCGCCTCGGCCATCGTGTCGGCCAGCACCTGCGCGGTGCGGGTGTAGTTCTCAAACAGGAAAAGCGGGTCATCAGAGCAGGTGCGGTTACCCCAAAAGCGGAAACCATCCTTACGCACCAGCGTCGTCACCCCGGCCTCGTTTAGCAGGTCAGCATCAGTGCCGGATGCCTGCAAATCCCAAAAGACTGACGCGCTGATACCGGTGACACCCTGCACGCCAACGTTAGACAAGGTTTTGTGCCAGCCGACAGTCTGGTCGATGTAGGCGCGCAGGCCGAGTGCGCGCGCGGTGGCGTAGGCTGTTGCGGTGGCGTTCGTGGTGGTGTCCCATGCGAGGAAGTCAGGCCAGATGACCATCAGTTCGCGCTGACTGAAATTCTCGCGATAGGCCATCGCCTCTGAAATGGTCTTACAGCCCCATGCGCTGACATAGCCAAAGGCGCGCAGGCTGATGCAGACCGACGCGAGTGCGGTTGCGACCTCCTGCGTATCGAGACCCGGCACGCCGAGAATGCGCGGTTTAACGCCGGTGACAGCTTCGGCAGTCAACAGCGCCTTGATACCGGTGTATTTACCGTTCTCATCCGTGCCGCCGATGATATTAGAAATGGTCTGCGCCTGAGCTGCATCCGGGTCATCGTCGACACCTTCGGCAACACGCACAACAACGGTGACGGGTTTTGACTGGTCGGCGATGGCCTGCAGGGAAGCAGACAGCGTGCCTTTCTTACCGGCTTTCGCAATGGCGCTCTGCACATTGGTAATCAGTACCGGCTCGTTGAGGGGAAATGTCGCGGCATCTGCATCGCTGGCCGTGCAGACCATGCCGACGATTGCAGTCGCGACCGTAGAAATAACACGCGTACCGTCATTGATTTCGATGACCTGCGTGCCGTGGTGAAAATCACTCATCCGGTTAACTCCGTGGTTAGTGGGCGAGTGTTATTGTCCTGGCTGGTCTGGTGAGGGGCCATTTGTCGTCGATGGGTGGAGGATGGCACATAAACAAATTAAAAAAAGACGGGCATCAGCCCGCCTTGCGTTATTCCGGTTTAACCGGCCACTCGATATCCGGTGCCGTTGAGGTGTCGACCGCGTTCAGCGCCTGAATGTATTTCATCCACGCAATCAGGCTGGCCTTGTCATCGTCACTGATGATGCCGAGCTGCAGCTCAGTCTGCCACAGGCTGATAGTGTTTTGCGCTTCGGCCAGCAATGAGGTTTTTTTCTGTTCTGCTGCCGCAACCTGACCGTTTTTCTGCGCATCCGCATCCGTAACCCATTCGCTACCGTTCCAGCGGTCATAAGGCGTCAGCGGTTCGATGGTGGTCACATTATCAGGATAATCACCGAGCCCGGTTATCTCGACAGGCTGGCCGTTTTCCGTGTCATACACGGTCTCGCCCCGGTGGTCGACAACATAATCCCACCCATCAAGGCTGACTGTGCGGCAAATGGCAAAACCTTCTTTTTCATCGACCGGCGCATCGGTACAGGAATTGGCAGGAATCCCCACGCCTACCGCAAGATACTCTGTGGAAGTCGACAGAAACTCTCGCGTTTCCCCATCGTAGTTATAGACGGTCATATCACCGGCTTTTGTGGCAATACCGCTTTTATTCAATGTAGCTTTCGCCATTATGCCGCCCTCACGATGTAATTAAATGCAATGTTGCGTGGTCGTGTTTCAGCGCCGCCGGTATTACCAACACGCCCTTTTGTATGCAGGGTTGGATTAGGTATTAAGGTTCCACCGCTTGTCGATGAGTCAATACCCCGTCCCTGAGCATAGGTTGATTTAACAATCGCACCGATATCCCATTCATCGGTTTCCTCATAAGCTGTATTCGCGACAATAAAATGACGGTGTTTTTCCAGCATTCCCGCCTGCGCACTCAGTAGGGCACGCCCTGAATCCACCCCACGTCCGTCATCCCAACCGCGAATAAACTCACCGCGTAAATCAGGCAAATAACCAGACGGAAACACTGTAGCCAGCCCCGGATATTTCACCTTATCAAATGCCGCGCCGTTGCATTTCAGCCAGCCTGTCGGCGGCGTTGCTGACGGGAAAGGAAGTGGCACACCTACCGGCGTATATTTCGCAATATCGGCGATTTGCAGGTATTGCGAATGCGGGCTCAAGGCGGCGAGGTGCGCGGCCAGCAGACTATCGGCATAGGCTTTCACCTCGATAACCTTGTCGTCGACATACTGGCGCGTTGCCAGCACGACCGACGGGTCAATTTTCAGAGTGATTGCCGATGTGCTCGACACAATCAGAATCATGCGAATGGTCTGCGTGCGGCCGCTTCCCTCCTGTAGTTGCGGCTTGTACGTTTCCGGGCAGTTCGCCACGGCAATCAGAATGCCGTCGGCATCGTAGAGACCAATCTCGCGGATCCAGAAACCGCCCTCACTCTCTGGAATAATCTGTTCCGCGATAATCTGGCTGGTATTGGCCGGGTCAACGGTCAGCAGGTTCAGCGGCGCGATGCGTTTCTGGTTAATGAGCTTCGTCTGCGCCGGGTCAGGGGTCGGCAGCGTACCATTCGCATCACCGACGGCCATCTGCGTCAGGTTGAGTTTGGTACCGAGTGCCGCCGCGTTCGCCAGCCGCGCCGCGCCCTGATTGGTCAGAATGGCAAAATATTTTGCGGTCATGCGTTCACTCTCAGGTTATCAATCAAATGGATGGCCGAGGCCGGGTAATATTCACCGCCGACGACAATTTCCTCGGGGGTGTAGGGGTAAACGGTCAGCGCATCGCCGTCGTAACATCCCGCGCCGACATACAGCTCGCCGGTCGCACTCAGGCTGATAGCCAACCCGGTCAGGTGTCGACTTGCCGGTTTGGCGTCTTCAATCAGGCGCTCAAGCTCCTGATACATTTCGTCAGTGATGCCACTGTCGAGCACACCGACAACGAGGCGGAATGTGCCGGGCTCCTCGTCGAGCTGCCACCACTCGCGCACCTCAATCAGAAAGCCGAGCGGCTCAACCACACGACGCAATGCGCTGATGGTGCCTTTATGCTGATGGACGAAAAACGAGGAGGCACAGACGCTGCGCTTTGTTGCCTCCGGCCAATTCTCATCCCACCTGTCGACCGACAGCGCCCACGCCAGATACGGCAGCAGGTTTACCGGGCAGGTGCGCCAGTTCCACAGGGTGCGCAGCGGTACCGGCACGCGCTGAATCTCAGCGAGCGCGGCGGCGGCGGCAACCTCCAGCGTCGACGAGCCAACGGGTAACAGCCGGTCACTCATCCGAGCCCCCGATGGTTATCTGGTACTCGGTGCAGTTCGACGCCTGCGACTTACTCAGCACAATGTCGGCCTGCGGTGATGCCAGCTCGACACGCTGCACCCCCTCAACATGCAGCGCCGCATAAATGGCCGACAGACGGATATCACGCCCGAGACGGTGCTGCGCGCTGATGTAGCTCTGCAGCTTCTGCTCTGATGCCTGCCTGATGGGCTCAGACTCGGGGCCGGGGTAAACGTAGAGCGTCGCGTCAATCTGGTACGGCACAATTTCGGCTGACTGGACGGTCACCCGGTCGGCCACCGGGCGCACGTCTTCGGCATCCAGCGCTTTATCAACAATTGCCAGTAAATCAGGGCTGGCTGTGCCGTCGCCCTCGCGTGATAGCACAGTAATCGTCACGCAGGCTGGCGACGGACTGGCGACCGAAACGTCAGCGACCCGCCCGTCGGCGCTGCGTCCGTGATACTCATATGCTCCGACCGGCCCCGCCACGCTCAAGCCTTCAAACGCCTGTTGCGTGCGCAGTCGCAGGTCAGTATCGGATTCCATAACGGCGGGTGTCGGGGGGATGGTGGTGACATCCGCCGGGGTGATGGTCAGGCGCTCGGTATTGTTGTTCCCGGCCACGACGTCAAGGTCGTTACCGGCAGAATAGGCCAGCGTTACCGCCTGCGCGGCTTCGTTCACCCGCTGACGCCAGATAACTTCACGGTAGGCGTTTTCCTGCAGCAGCTTAACAATTGGCTCCGACTCAAGTGTGAGCGTCCGGGCAATGGCCTCCTGCTGGTCTTCGGGATAGAGCGAAATCAGCGTCGCAATACGTTCCGCAAGGATGGTTTCATAGTCCAGTTCCTCAACCACGTCGGGAACGGGTAACTGACTCAGGTCAACGGTTGCCATAGTGATTTAACTCAGTGAAACAGTGGTTGAAACTGACGCACCGGTATCGGTACGCATCCCGGTAATATCGACATACATCTCGCCAGCGTCGCCGGTCTCAAAGCTGATGGATGTAAGCCTGATGCGCGGCTCCCACTTCTGGATAGCCGAATAGCACGCCACCATAATCTGCAGCCTGAGCGCCGAGTTTTGCGGCATATCAATCAGCGCCGACAGAAGCGAGCCATATTCACGACGCATCACCCGCGAGCCGACCGGCGTCAGCAGAATATCGCGCATGCTCTGGCTGATATGCCCGGTGTCGCTGATGCCGAGGCCTGTATTTCGGTTCATACCCTGATAGCGCGCTGTCATATCGGCGCACCCGTTGTCCCGCCGCTGTCGCCGGGGTGTTTATGGGTGTGGAGCACCTTGCCATTAGATGACAGTGACCCGCCGGTATGCTCGATGTTGCCTTTCATCGTGCCGCCCTTTTGCACCTCAAGCGTGGCCGTCGTCAGCTTGTTGGTGCAAATCACCTCAGGGGTGTCGAGGGTGATACTGGTCGAGGCTTTCACCAGTACCAGCGGCACGGTTGCGGTGATGGACTCCGATGCCGTCACGTCGGCAGTTTTGATGCCGCTGACCGTCAGCGCGCCGGTCTCGGGTTCGTACTCAATGACCGCACCATCAGGGAAAACCACATGCCACGCATCCGCCGAGGCAGACGGGGCGGGGTTATCGTCGGAGAAAATACCCGGCAGCACGAAAGCAGTATCAAGCTCGCCACCGATTGCCAGCAGCAGCACCTGCTCACCGACCGAGGGAGCCCACCACGTCCGCGAACGACCGGCGCGGGTGGTCAGCCAGTTCAGCCATGTAGTCTGGATCCCGCCGCTTTGTACGCGGCACAGCCCCTGCACGGTATCAACCTCAGTCACCACACCTGAGCGGATGAGGTTGCGAATCGCGCGCGCGAGCTCCTGTATCGTGGATAACGTATTCATAGTGCAAGGATGCCTTTGGTCTGGAGTCGCGCCAACTCGCGCGGCTCCGGTGGTGGTTCACACAATATTTATTTGCCGATGTGCCTGATAATGACGTCTTCAATCATCTGCTCATCGTCGCGGGTGAAACCGAGCAGCGGGCGCGCCTCGTACTGCACATCCCGGCTGTTGCGGTTTGGCCGGTCTTTGAGGCCGTACTGATGAACCCGCGCCATGCGCTGCACCTTGCCGGTAAACTCCACCACCGCCGCACTGTCGCTGCCTTTGGCTTTCATAAAGCGACTGGTGCGCAGTTTGGCGAACATTTCACGTTTAATCCGACCTTTCTTGCTCCGCACCGGCTGGCGCTTTCGTGCCGCATACGGGGTGCCGTCGGGTGCCTGCTGGCGCTTGATACGCTGTTGCTGGCTGGTACGCAGCTTTTTCGCAATCTCAGCCGCCATTTGCCGACGCGCCGCCGGTGACAGGCTGGCAATCAGACCGGCAAGGCGTTCCTGCAGCGCGGTTAACTCACTCATCCCACTTACTCACCAGTTCGCCGTTAACGTACAGCTCGACCGGGCGCGTCACCGGCTCAGGCAGCGGTGGCTCAGGGGCATAGCTGACATGCAGCGCGCCGTCGACCTCTTTGACGAGCGTGCGCTCGGTGAGCCTCAGGCTGATACTGATATCGAGCGAATCGTCGTTATTGATATCAATAATCCAGGTGAATCCTTTTTCCCGCCCGTCGTCGGTGGTCATAATGTCCGGCTGATGTTCACGCAGCCACGCCTGCACCGGCACGAATATCAAATCGAGGTCGCCGGTGAAGTCGGTCACCACCACGTTAAGCACGTACACCTTTTCAAACGACAGCGAGCTCGCCAGTCGGGAATCGGTATGGCCGTTGTCGGCAAACAGGCGCAGCATATCGGGGTTGTTTCGGAGCTGCGGCACGGCGTTAATCAGCGCTTTGCGCAGGCTTTTGTGCTTCTGCATCGAGTTCATCCTGACAGTGTTTGACGGTTTTAACCTGCAGCGCGCAGGCGGTCAGCGCGCCCTCAAGGCGGCGGATATCTGCGCTCAGGTCGCCATTGGTTTTCGGGTCACTTCCCGGCATCGGGCAAAGGCTCACCCTCGGGCATCCGCTGACCACAATCACCGGCGCTGGCGCAGGCGGTGCGGGTGTGCAGCCGACGCACAACATCAGGCAAAGCAGCGTTATACCAGCGGCCAAAGGCTTCATTTTCATTAAGTAACCTCGTTATCGTCTGCTCGCGGCGGCTGGCTTCCTCGCTAGCCTTTTCGAGCTGTTCACGCAGTGCCACCTGCGCAGATTCATTACGTCTGGCAAGCTGACCGGCAACACTGAGCTGATTTTTCAACATGCCAATCGTCGTCTTTTGTTCGCTCGCGACGCGGTTTGCTGTCTCAAAGGAGCGGGATAAATTGCCGTTCTCATGGCGCAACCACAGCAGCCCAAGCACAGCCAGCACCAGCGCAGAGGCCAGAAACATCACAATGACTCTGGACACAGACCAGCCCCCTCAATGCGCTGGCGGTAGGTCTCGCGAACGGCCTTAAAGGTCAGCATACAAATCAGGTAAATCAGAGCCGTAAGGATCCAGCCAGCCCCAAGCAGACAGCCCGTGGTAACAGAGAAAATAATGAGAGACCATGCCCGACGCCCCTGAGAGGGCTTACGGCAAAAGACGGCGCGAAATACTTTCATCAGGTCTGGATTGACGGGAATACTTTTGCCCGTATTTCGCAGCCAGTGCTCATAAGCGACCACACCGGCGACGCTCGCGGTAATGCAGATGAAACTGCCAAACAGCGCCCACGCGGCAACAAAGTTGACGGCGGCGCTTTGCGGCGATGCCAGCCCCCAAAGCAGCACCAGTGCCAGCAGGGCATCGAACATCAGGGAACGTAAATATTTTTTCATTGGGTTACTCCTTTCATGCAATAAGCCAGTTCCCGCGCGCGGCGGTTTTCCAGCCCTTTGTTTTTAGTGCCATTGACGTACACCCAGCGGGTAAGCTGGTCGCATGCCTGCCACCACTGATGACGCTTGATGTAAGAGACCAGCGTCGAGCGACAGGCCGCACCGGTGCCGACGTTGAAAGAGAAACTGACCAGCGCGTCGTAAACCGGCTGCGGCATGGTGACCGGCACGCAGACCGCGAGACGGCGCTCGGTGTTCAGCACGTCGGCGACCAGATTTGCCGCCGCTTCGCGCTCGGTGATATCGCGTTTCGGTACCACCCCGGCAGTGTGGCCGATGCCTGACGTCCACACGCCCGCGCTGCACTGGTAAGGTGTCAGGCGACACCCTTCGAGGTCGGCAATCAGTGCCAGACCATCAGGCGAGGTATTCAGCAGACGAAAATCAGGCATCAGTGCCGCCAGCGCCAGCACTGCGGCCACACTGCAACGTTTAACGATTGAGCTCACGGGTCACCCCTTTGTCGATTCCCATTTCGGTCAGGTAACGAAAGGTTTTGCGCCGGTACCAGAAATTCACCGCCGCCGTAAAAATGGCGCACAGACTCCCCACATACAGCGCCAGTTTTTCGGGCGACATTGCCCCGAAATACGCCAGCCCTACGGCCAGCCAGTAGGCGATAAACGTGGTGATTTTTTCCATACTCAGTCCCATAGGTTCAGGGTCTCCGCCGTGGGTGATGTTTCAACGTCTGGCAAGTCAATCGCCGTGCCATGCGGCAGAATGACGCCCAGCTCAGACAGACCGGGATTAGCCCGCAGCACCGTCTCGACCACGCCCTCAGTACGCCCGTAATACCGGGCGCAAAGTGCGTCGAGGGTGTCGCCCTGCATCGCGTAGACTTTCATCAGAGCTGACCCACGATGCAGCGCGGCTTATCCTGCAGGCGCGAGACCGACCAGCGCATATCCCGCCACAGGTCATCAATGGTGGTTTCGACGCTGTCGGCTTTTTTGTCACCCTTGCCGGTAGCCTCAACCCCGCGATAACGCTCATACAGAGTGGCGGTCGCCATCGCCGTCACGGCGCTGAGGTAGTGGAAAACGCGCACGTTCTCGCCGTCGATTTCCTCTGCGTCAGGCACGTCAGCCAGTTGCTTAAACCCGGCGGCAATCTGGCGCAGCCGGTAGTCGTAAAGCTCCGCATTGGTTTCCGCCATGCCGGTCTTGATGGCGTTGCGCAGGCGCGCATCGGAAACCGTCTGCTCAAGGCGCATCAGCTCGCGCACCCGCTTCGGATCCACATCAGGGAAAAAGAACGTATTTTTAATCACTGCGTCGCCCGTCTCCGGTGCGGGAATCATCACGCCCGGTACGTCCTGCGGTTCGTCGGGCTGATTCAGTATTACTGTCGTCATGACAACCTCATTAGGTTGGGCGGTGGACGCCGGTCGCCGTCAGGGACAAACCCGCTTTGACCGGCGTGCCGCCCGGCTCGGGGAGCGTTCAGTTAACCGGCGGTTTTTACCGCCTTTGGTGGACGCCCGCGCTTTGCCGCCGGTTTGGTGGCAGGTTTGCGCGTGCGCGGTTTAGTCGTTTTACGGGGTGCTACCTCTGGCTTTGGCTTCAATGCGCGCTCCAGTCGCTCAATCTCTTTGCGTACACCGGCATTGCGGTCGAGCTGCATCGCGCGCTGAAACTGCGCCAGCGCTTCGGCGTTCTGACCGGCATCGCGCAGGGTCAGGCCGGTCACCTTATGCAGACGGGCGCGCACCATGTCTGGAACGTCAGTGCCGTCGGTCAGGCTGAGAGTGGTCAGCAACAATGAGAGGTCGACGGGCTCACCGGCATCGCGCAGGCGCAGTGCGGCAAGCGCCACTTCCTCAACCAGCATGTAAGGCGTGGTGCGTCGATGGTCTGAGGTGAGGCCGTATTTCAGCGCGTAGGGTGCAATATCCAGCGCGCCAGCCACGTCACCGGCATCGAGACGCCACAGCATGACGGTCATGACAATGTCATCCTGCGCGCCACGGCCATCAGCCAGCACACCGGCGACCCACGGCGCATAGAACGGCAGCAGCTCGCGTTTTTTCTCGGCTTTGCGTTCGTTTGAACGGATGTTTTTTAACGTGCGGCGGTCTTCGGCCAGCTTTACCAGCATCTGTTCGTAAGCGGATGCATGGCGCAGCGGGGCTTTTTCCCGCTGCGCGGTTTCAGAGGCCGAGACCCGCATCATGTGACGCTGTGCGGGGCTCGTCATGGGTTTACTCTCCGCCTTCCGGTGCTGCCGGTGCGGTGAAATCGCCCAGGGTGATATTTTCCAGCAGGCACCCGGCGGCATACGCCTCGACCACATAGTCGATGTTCATCGACTCGTAGTTTTCCACGCGGTCTTTTTTCGGGTTCTCATCAATGCTGCGGCGGTGGCTCTCATCCATGAAGTAGATAGAGAGGTTTTCCAGCGTGGTCACGAATACCGCATTCGCCGGGAAGTACGGCACGCGAACGGCTGGCAGGTTGCCGATGCGCTTCTGGCTGATGATGATATCCGCCGCGAGCGACTCGGTGTTTTCCTGCTGTTTGTTGACCAGCGGGAAATATTTGTCGGCCAGCAACTTACGGCCAACGATGGCAACGAGTTTCGGGTCATCCTGATAAATCTCGTCAATCAGGGTGTTGGTACCGTCCATCACCAGCGCGTCGAGGTTCTCATAGTCGCCGTTTTTGCCAACGCGAATCACGTCAGAAATAACGGTACCGTCCTCAGCGGTGATTTTGCTCATCACGCGCGCCGGGGCTTCGTTGCGGTACTTCTGCAGCCAGCCGACGGCCACATCCTGCAGCATCGGGTTTTTGCTGCGGTCTGAGGTATCAGCACGGGTGGTACCGTTGAACCCGGCCATGATGAAATCCAGTGCCTGACGCTGGACAATGGCGTCGCGGATGCGGCGCTGGAAGTCCTGAAAACGCGCCCACAGGTCAAGGCGTTTATAGGTCAGGTGGAAGTCAAAGTTAATCTGGTTGCACTCGTACTTATTGGACTCAAGTGCGGTGAAATCAGCGGTCTGGCGCTCTTTGTCGCCCGAGGTGTCGGTCGTGCTGGCGATGGTACCGGTCACGCCGACGCCGATTTTCTCACCCTTCATTTCTGCGACCGGCAGAATGTTAATCGTCTGCAAAAACGCGGATGACGCCTGCACGGTGTTCATCAGCGTTTGCGTGACGGACGGCTCGACAGAGAATTTTTTGTCGACGTCATCAGCGCTGATGCCGTTCAGCTCAGCAACGCGGGTCAGATAGGCATTGAACTTAAAACGGGTTTCCTGACGCATAGTATTTCCTGTTTGAATTAATCGGTTAGTCACAGCATCGGGCGGGGTTGCCGCCCGGTTTCGGCCTGAGGTTTATCAGCAGTCAGTCAGCAGCTCATCGCCGCCACCGCCGCTGGCTTTTGTGCGTCGCGGCTGGCTGAAACTTTCGGTTTTGTCGAGGGTGGTTTTCAGGGCGGAAAATGCCTGGCTGGTTTCGTCAACCTTGCCGGTCAGTTCCTGTTTGAAAGTGGCAAACGCGGTTTCCATAGCGGAAAGGCGCTTATCCTGCGCGGTCAGATTGGTCTGCACATGCTCGCTGACGGTGGTCACCGCTTCATGCACATCATTCAGGCGCGCATCGTCGCTGACCTGCTTACGGCTGAAAATAGCTTTCACCTTATCTGCCAGGCTGTTGAGCACCGTGTCGGGAACGTCTTCAAATTCCAGCTCGGCCAGCGTGGCGGCGGAAAAGACATTTTCAGGATTGGCCTTAAAGCGCTGCAACGGGTTGTGCTTCGCGTTGCGGCAGAATTCGAGGTATTCAGTGCCGAGGCTCGCCGGGTCATCGGTGACCGCAAGACCGACGAGGTAGCATTTGCCGGTATTGGCAAAATTCGGCTGAATTTCCATTGAGGTGTAGACCTTCTGCAATTTTTTATTCATCGCAATCAGGTCGTCTGTCGGGGTGATTCTGGCGAACAACGCCCATTTGCCGTTAAGCGCAGAATCGTCGTCAATCTTCTCGGCTTTCAGCTCGACCACATCGCCTAAGCGTTTGAAATCACCATCGGGAAAGAGGCCGCGAATATGCTCAAGGTTAATGCGGCAACCGTAGACACGAGGGTCAAACGATTCGGCCATTTCCTGAATATCGTTACCGCTGATAATGCGGCCGTCGCAGGTGTCACCTTCGACGCCGATGCGAAAGAATTTTGAGACTTTTTTTGCCATTGTCAGGAGTCCTGAGGTTGGGGTTACTGGTCAACGCCAGTTTCCAGACTCAGGACACGCCAGACCACCAATGACGACTGGACAACCGCCCACACAACAGCACCTTAGCGAATCACTGACGGCCATTAAGTAGCCTTGCCCTGAATCCACTACGGCGAGGCATCAATGACCATTTCCACCGATACAACCTTGTTGCATGACCCGCGACGGCAGGCATCGCTGCTTTACTGGCAGGGCTTTTCCGTGCCACAGATTGCCGAAATGCTGCAGGTCAAGCGCCCGACCGTGCAGAGCTGGAAGCAGCGCGACGGCTGGGACGGTATCGCACCGATTTCCCGCGTTGAAAGCAGCCTTGAGGCGCGCCTGATTCAGCTCATCGCCAAGCCGCAAAAGTCAGGCGGCGACTTCAAAGAGATTGACCTGCTAGGGCGACAGATTGAGCGACTTGCGCGCGTTAACCGCTACAGCCAGACCGGCAACGAGGTCGACTTAAACCCCAATGTCGCCAACCGTAACAAGGGCGAGCGTAAAAAGCCGAAAAAGAACTTTTTCAGCGACGAGGCTATCGGGAAACTGGAGGAACTATTTTTCGACCAGTCTTTCGAGTACCAGTTGCAGTGGTACCGCGCAGGACTGGCGCACCGTATTCGCGACATTCTCAAATCCCGCCAGATTGGCGCGACGTTCTATTTCTCCCGCGAGGCGCTGCTGCGCGCACTCAAGACCGGCCATAACCAAATCTTTCTGTCTGCCAGTAAAACGCAGGCTTACGTGTTCCGCGAATACATCATCCAGTTTGCGCGGCTGGTCGACGTCGACCTGACCGGCGACCCGATTGTCATCGGCAACAACGGCGCAAAGCTGATTTTTCTCGGGACCAATTCCAACACCGCGCAGAGCCATAACGGCGACCTGTATGTCGATGAAATATTCTGGATCCCGAATTTTCAGAAGCTGCGCAAAGTCGCGTCGGGCATGGCCTCGCAGAAGCACCTGCGCTCAACCTACTTTTCGACACCTTCCACGCTGGCGCACGGCGCTTACCCCTTCTGGTCTGGCGAACTGTTCAACAAGGGGCGCAGCCGTATTGCCGACCGCATCGAAATCGACACCAGCCACAGCGCGCTCGCCGGTGGCCAGCTCTGCGACGATGGCCAGTGGCGGCAGATTGTCACCATTGAGGATGCCCTTGCCGGTGGCTGCACCCTGTTCGACCTCGACCAGCTCAAACGCGAAAACAGCGATGAGGACTTTAAAAACCTGTTTATGTGCGAGTTTGTCGACGATAAAGCGTCGGTATTCCCGTTCGAGGAGCTGCAGCGCTGCATGGTCGACGTGATGGAGGAATGGGAAGACTTTGCCCCGTTCGCCGACCATCCGTTCGGCTCGCGTCCTGTCTGGATTGGCTACGACCCGTCACACACCGGCGACAGCGCCGGGTGCGTCGTGCTCGCGCCGCCGGTGGTCTCGGGTGGCAAGTTCCGCATGCTGGAGCGCCACCAGTGGAAAGGCATGGACTTTGCCGCTCAGGCCGAGGGCATCCGCAAGCTGACCGAAAAATACAACGTCGAATACATCGGCATTGACGCAACCGGCCTCGGTCTCGGCGTGTTCCAGTTGGTGCGCTCATTCTACCCGGCGGCACGCGGCATCCGTTACACGCCTGAAATGAAAACCGCGATGGTGCTCAAGGCGAAAGACACCATTCGCCGCGGCTGTCTGGAGTACGACGCCGGGGCGACCGACGTCACGCAGTCGTTTATGTCCATCCGCAAAACCATGACCAGCAGCGGGCGCAGCGCCACCTACGAGGCCAGCCGCACCGAGGAAGCCAGTCACGCCGATATCGCATGGGCGACCATGCACGCCCTGTTAAATGAACCGCTTTCCGCCGGTAGCGGCATGCAGCCTAAATCTATTCTGGAGTTTAATTAAAATGGGTAAGCAAAAATCCCTTAAAGCCACTGCGCAGAAGGCCAGCAAGCCACAACAATTGACCGCCAGCGCACCGCCAAAAACGACAGCGTTCACCTTCGGCGAGCCGGTGCCGGTACTCGATAAGCGCGATATTCTGGATTACGTCGAGTGCATCAGTAACGGCAAATGGTACGAGCCGCCGGTCAGCTTCTCAGGGCTGGCAAAGAGCCTGCGCTCTGCTGTACATCACAGCTCACCGATTTACGTTAAGCGCAACGTGCTCGCGAGCACCTACATTCCACACCCGCTGCTTTCCCGTCAGGATTTCAGCCGCTTTGCGCTCGACTATCTGGTTTTCGGTAACGCCTTTCTTGAGCAGCGCCACAGCGTCACCGGCCAGTTAATCAAGCTACTGGCCTCACCGGCCAAATATACCCGGCGTGGGGTCGACGATTCGATTTTCTGGTTCGTGGAAAACTTCACGCTGCCACATGAGTTCGCGCCTGATACCGTGTTTCACCTGCTGGAGCCCGATATTAATCAGGAGATTTACGGCCTGCCCGAATATCTCAGCGCACTTAATTCTGCCTGGCTGAATGAAGCCGCGACGTTGTTCCGCCTCAAGTATTACCGGAACGGCGCGCACGCGGGTTACATCATGTATGTGACCGACCCGGCGCAGAGCGCGACCGACGTCGAATCGCTGCGCGAGGCGATGCGCAACTCGAAAGGGCTCGGCAACTTTAAGAACCTGTTTTTCTACGCTCCCGGTGGAAAACCGGACGGCATCAAAATCGTGCCGTTGAGCGAGGTCGCCACAAAGGATGACTTTTTCAACATCAAAAAAGCCAGCGCCGCCGACCTGATGGACGCGCACCGCGTACCGTTCCAGCTCATGGGTGGCAAGCCCGAGAATATCGGCTCAACCGGCGACGTGGAGAAGGTGGCAAAGGTATTCGTGCGTAACGAACTGTCGCCGCTACAGGACAGGTTCAGGGAGGTAAACGACTGGCTCGGCATGGAGGTCATCAGGTTCAAAGAGTACACCCTCGGCAACCCGGAATAATCCCCTCAAGCCGCCAGCATGGCGGCTTTTTTATACCCCGCCACCATCACGCCTCAGACGCGCAACGCGCGCACGACCACACCCGACCACCAACGAACCGACAGCGACCACGACCGCGCCATCACGACGCGCTCAGACGATAATTTTTATTATTACGCACCACCGCTGGCGCGCAATGCTTTCCCCGCCACGCCTGCCCGCTTTATGGGTCGGTTTTAATGCAGTTGCATGACCACGACGGATCCGCGCCAGCTCTGGTGGTACACGTTCAAAGCAGGCGCGGTTTACGCATGCAAAACAATGCACCTGATGCATGCATTGCTCACATTCGCATTTTAAACACGCTAATTACTGAGTGCTTTATCATTTGGCGTGGCTTCAATAACCATAATATCCAAATCCAAAAACGCAAAAATCGCACGTGCTTTGGCACAAAACCTTCGGTCTTTACTCAAAATAGCATCACAGTAAATTGCCATGGCCGTGTGGTTCGCATCACTTAAAATGGCCGGGATTTTTTCAATGCGATTAAGTCCCTTGTCAGGATGAAAACCTAGAAAATTAAGAACAGTATGGCAACCTACGACGCCCAAATATAAAGGCCAACTCTCATATCCCTGTTTGTCTAATGGTTCAAACCCATAGAATTGTTCAATAGTCATTCCCTTATGATTAACACGCAACATTTCCCACATTAGCAGAAGGGGATTATCCTTAATTGAAAGGTTGCTAGCGCTGCCCCTGCCGGTACCAATTGCCGTTCGAGACGCCTCCAAACTTTCAACTTCCTGCAATTGACTGCAAACAACTGACTCAATACCCGCAACTGCTCTCTCTATCTGAAGCTCTATATCTTTGGTAGCACTGCCATCTGGCGACAAATGAGCATAAAGGAATTCTTTTAATTTATGAGGCTGATGAAGGATTTCATTGTGATTATCTGCGCCAGCTAGCCGCGCCAAGAACTGCATTTGTGATTGCATGAGCTCATCAACATTGATTTCACTGATGTTATCAAGCCACTGCTGATACATATCTTTTGGCTCACAATAATCATGAAGAAATGCACGCCCGGTGAGTCTAAATTGATTGTCTAATTCGAGTTCTAATTTTCTTGCCTTAAGGTTTTTCAATACATCTAAAAAACGCATATTTTTAGCACGTTTGATTTCATTAAAGCTCTCATCCGAATAAACCCATACCGTATCGTCTGGAGCCACTAAGGTCATTCGATTCTTGCTTATTTCGTCCAAGATATTGTGGTCAAGATAAATCTTCATAACACCTCAACATGACTTTGAGAGACATTACCGACACTTGCAATTTCTGACTCCAAAGACATTCTACTTTGTATATGTCTTGGCTAACGCCTCGCAAGGCTCGTTGTTCAACCCCGCCAGCACTGAAAGCGAGTTTCAGCACCGGCGGCGTTTGTCACTATATTGTTTAATTGTCGAGAATCGAATCGACCTCACCCGTACGCACGTTGACGCGTGCCGCTACGGTCTGTTTGACCACGCCGCCATAGGCATTAGTGCCGCGAAACGTTGTTTTTACAACGGCATGCGGGTCTTTATTCAAAATCAGATGGTAGACCGTTGAAACGTGTTTATAAGAGGAATCATCATTCATGCTGGCTTTTACCAGCTTCTCTAACGGGCGATAAGAGCCATCCCAACCGCTAAAATTACCCTGAAATGCGTCAAGGTTGATTTTATTATTCAGAGATTGTGGATCCTTCTCGAAGTCGTTGAAACACCACCCCAACACATCACCGAGCTTTAACGCATCATCTTTAGTAAAAGTGTACTCACTCATACAGGCATAAAAAGCATCAGCAGAGCTGGCCGGTACATCTTTGAAGCCCACATAGCCTTTAACGATATCGTGCCGGGTTTGTTTTGGCTCGTTGCGATATTCTTTGAGTGTTTTGTCTGCGTACTCAAACGTTGGCGTTGCCGGTTCCGCTTTAACCGCCGGTGTGTCAATTTTTGCCACTGGCTGACTTTTTTCAGTCGGCCATAAGATGGAGCCAATAACGCCCAGCGCCAGACAGCCACCGAGATAAACCGCACTGGAGCGCTTACGGCTCGGCATTCGAACCAGCGACGGCTTGATTAACCCCACGATAAAAGCAATAAAGAGAGCCAGAGATAAAAATGCTATTAAGGTATCCATGATTTTCCTTTGTGTGTAATCCCCATACAAAACAACCCCATGCTATCAAACATGGGGTCGATGGTTGCACATATTTCAGGGATTAACGCCAGCTCTCATCTTCCCATACTTCCTGAAGGATGCTATCCAGCGCTTCGCGGTCTGAATCTTTATCGAATCCCATCAACTCGACACCGGTCATGGATCCCTTTTTAACCGTAACGCGCGTTGACGGGAAAACAGACTGTATTCGTCTGGTCAATTCGCATTGAAAAGCATCAATTATCGGCTGTCCTATTTTTTGGTCTTTATCTAACGTGATATTTACCTTCACCTTGCTCTCCTTTGCAAAAGACTCATCGACAGGCGGAGCGGAAAAAACAACGGAAAAATTATTGTTTTTCATTAGGTTGCCTTTTGCTATTTCCGCAATCAAATTTAAGGCAATTTCTCGGTCTCGCTCCTGACAAGCACCCTCAGTCGTCAGACGCGCAATCATTTCGACACGTTCAATCATGACGTGCTCTCTTAACTCTCTATCCACACAACCTCCATAACGAGATACTGTATAAACATACAGTAGCACGTATCGATAAATGGTGTGAAGAAAAAAATCACAAAGAAATACACTGTATGTGCATGATATGGATGAACATTGCCGCTTAGTTTTTCGTTGCCATTTCTGTTAAAGCCGCTACACGATTGAGGATTTTCCTAGCTTTAGCCTGATGCGATGGCGCTGCAGAAAAAATCTCTCCTTTGGTCGTCCCGCGTAGCCATTTGCCATCAAAACAACTTTTACCACCGGCTATCAGGTGAAGTGCTTCGCCCCGGCTAATATTAATGCCGGTTGTCAGATGTATCTCGTCGATAGTTTTCGCTATAGCTGAGCTTTGTTCATCCGTGCCGTGGATGAATTTTCGCCTTATTGCTGGCTTTTGCTTCCTGAGTCGGTTGGTCAGCTCTCGCCTTTCGCGCCTACTTAGAGGTTTTGTTAAATCCAGTATCGGTGGGTCGCTTTCGCTTCCCGTACAGTTATTGACAGAACTCCGAGAGGGCGCAGGAGCGCCCTTAACGTCAACGGCCAAATCAACGGCACGCTTCGGCACAATTTTCCACTGTGTGAGCCGGGTTAAAATCGGGGTGCCAGCGCCGACAACAGCGTCGTAGACACCACGGATGCAGACGGTTTCCTCGCCATACTGATTAAACTCGGCGCGCGGTTCATACAGTGTGCGCACCTGCAAATCATCGCGACGGACAAACGGCCCACCCTGCGCATAAACGTAACCAGCCCAGTCACCAGCGTCGGCGGCATCATGGACGGCGGCAAACTCAACGCTTAGACCATGCGCGGTCTCGGTGTCAGCGAGGCGGCGCAACTCACGGTAGACCGTCACCGGCGCGCCGCCGATAAACTGAAACTGACGAATGTGCCAGCGCGCCGCCCATGCCGAAACGGCGGGGGCTGTCTCTTTCAGCAGCTCACCGCTTTCGTCATCGGTTTCACCATCAAGAGCATAGCCGTCGATGTTTTTGGAAATGTATTTAGCAACATAACCGGTAGCGCTGCCCTTTTCAGGGTCGATAGCTTCGGCATGGAAGCGTGCCTTTTTGGCTTTATCGCTTCTCAATTCGTGGTGGTCTTCCTCCCACGCATAATCGCGAATGATGAGACGCACACGCTCGACATCTTCCGGCAACATGAACATAAGCATGTGCCAGTGAGGCGTTCCATCGTGATGAGGTTCGGCAACGCGTATGCCAAAAATACGGATTTCTTCCCGGTGCAGCTTGGCGCGAATGCGCGCCCAAAGGCCAGTTAGATAGCTCTGCGTGTCCGACGGGCTAGCTCCGTTCCATTTGCTGTTACGGTAGCCCGCTTTGGTAGTGGCGTGATATTTAGACGGTGCGGTCAGGGTATAAAACTCACCAACATAACCGAGCTCATTACAGATATTTTCAAACCCACGAATGCGGGTCATTAGTTCGCAGCGGCGTATCGCAGGGTTAGCGACCGAACCGTCGTATTTTTCAATCAGGCTGATGCGATTGCCGTCTTCGTCTTCGAGATCCAGTCCCTTGAGAAACTCACGCGTGCGGCGCTTCTGCTCGCGCCAGTCGGTGACGCAGTTTTTACTCGCGTAGGCGTGCTTTTTCTTGCTGACATTGCCGACAGCAATTTGCAGATGTTCGCGCCATGCAGCCGCAATGCGACGCAAGCGGCCACGCCACCAAATCTCATTAAACATGCGGGTGATAGCTGGGGCGATTTCATCCTCATCGACATGTTTCTTTGTCACCCGCTCCCAATGCGGCGGGGTAACGTTGAATTGCAGGGAAATAATACCGGCACGCATGTACCAGGTGTACAGCGTTTTGAGCTCACTAAATCCGGTATCATTAATGTCGGCCAGTTCAGCACGAATGAAATTAGCAATATCAGCGGCCAGCAGCTCAATATCGGCGCGCGACATATCAGGGAGGCGGTTATATCTGGCGACCATATTAACCATACGTGACGCCAAATATTGCATAAGCTGGGTATCAAAATGACCACCAAAAACAGCGGCTGATACGTTGCTGTTGATACCCGCGCACTCATATTTTTTTGCGACCAGTTCAAGACGTGGCAATGCTTTTTTGCAGAAGCTGATTAAAAAAGCATTGGCTCGTTGACTGCCCTGCGTTTGCTCCAGCACTGCAGCGGTGCGATAAACATCAAAACGCACGCACTCAGGCTGGAGAGAAAGCACCTTTCTCGCATGCAGCAAAGCCGCGAACATACGGTCGCGGCGATGCTGTTGGTCATAGGTAAGATACGGGCTGGCTATTGCCGACCGTGGAGCATTCCACGGGTATGCATAGTTAACGCTTACCCGCATAGCTCCCCCACTTGCCTACGCTGTATGCTTAGCATCACATAGCCAGGAGCCCACTCGTTAAGGTCAGTTACATGAGTCACTAGCACGTAGACAAACGCGCCGGTAAAACCGCCCCTTTGCGGGTCATATTCGCAGGGGGCATACTCGTTTAAGCAAAGTAAATCCCCTGCAGCAAAAGCGCGGTCAGCAAGACGAAACTCAGCTTTTTTCGTTCCATTGATGACAGCCTGAAAAAACTCAGGCCGAATTTTTAATTGATGTATTTTTCTCATGCCGCCGCCTTGATAGAGGAGGCGCACATTTCTCCGATACGCTCAATTTCAGCGGCCATTGCATCTAGGGTGGTAATTGATGACTGCTGAATATGGTGATGAATCAGCCCGGAAATAAGCTGGTTAATCTTCGGGTAATAACCGATGGTGTCGAGCCATTCCTCGCCAGCTTTTTTACCTGACTTAACGACTTTCTTTTCATTCAGGATGAATTGATATTGGTCGCTGGTAATTATCCATTTGTCGCCGACTTCGATACGAATACCCATTTATACCCCCCTGTAATGTTTAGATTTGAGTTCTGCGATTTGCTGGCAGGTCACGCAAAAGGCCACGCCCGGAATCGCAATGCGGCGAGCTTCCGGGATTGGTGCGTCGCATTCTTCGCAGAGAAAACGGGAAGGCGCAGCGATACGGCTGCGCGCGTTGCTGATGTGGCGTTCGCGGTCTTCCTGCTCGCGCAGTTGTGCTAAATCCATTGCGTCGGCCATTAGTGCAGCTCCTGTGATTCATTCTCAAAGCGGGTTGCTTCACGGCGCAGCAGTTCGGCAGCTTCGGTGCCGCTCATACCCTCTTTGGTGATATGGATAGCCAGCGCCTCAAGGCGGATGGAAACAGCAAGCGCGCGGTCTTTACGCTCTTCTTTTTTTGCATCGGTCAGCAATACGGCCAGCGCATCACTATCAGTGTTAAAACTACGGATTTCGGTATTACGCATAATTAACTCTCCTGATTTCGGGCAATAAGAAGCCCGGCGGGTTTACGCCATTGAATTTCTGTTTGGATTAATTCGGCATGGTTAGCCGTTTGGGAAATAAACTCACCACTGCACGAAAATGATTCATCGCTGTAATAAGCGCCTTTTTCTCGTCAGTAGTCAGCTCACTTAATTCGAGCTCATGACGAGCCGCCGGTATTTTTGCCAGAAAGAAAATAGCGGCCAGCGCCCGATTATTTTCTTCAAATTGTGGGTCACGTTTATCGCGCATATCATCGACAAAGCGCTCAACCTCTTTCCAGCTATCGCCCCAATATCTCGCGCGCAATTCAGCCACATGATTGAGACCGGCCAGACGTTCACCCGCTTTTAGCGGAACAGTCGCGGAAACAGCTTCGATAGCCATGATTCCCCCTGCTTTTGAGTAGAGAGCCCAGCCAGTAAATCAGCCTGTGAGCGGCTCGGGTGCCAGCGCTTGCCGTCCTTACCTGCGATCCAGCCGTGGCCGTAGTGCATTCCGGGGCTTTGCTTAACGAGCAGAGACGCGAATGACGGTTCACTTTTCAGCATACGCACCTCAAATCAGCCCGAACGATGCGCCAATACCGCTCATGGTATCGACCACGCTCGACATAGCGGGATTAGTCTGCAGACGCGCATGCAGCGCCAGCGCCGATAATGACAACATGCGAATGCCTGCATTAACGCTTTCAATCATGTTGTGCTTACGGGCAGAGGTCAGACGTTCATCAGATACCGCACCGCTTGCCAGTTCGCCGAGTTCACGCATTGCGCGCATGACATAAGACTGCAATTTGTCTTTAGCCAGCTCATTAACCGGTACGCATGGCAGGCAGTGAATCTGCGCCAGAAAACCATCAACGAGGGTTGAGTCTTCGGTCAGGTCAGTCAGCAACCACAATTCAGGCGGCGTGAACTGGTGAGGCTGTTCCGGGTTGAGTTTGTTACGTAACGTCTGAACATTCATACCCGCACGCTCGGCCAGCTTCGCCATGTTGTGACGCTGCGCAAAAGCCCTGCACGCTTCGTCATAGTGGGGATGTTTGGAAATCTGAAAATCAAACATGTTGCATCCTTACAATTCACTTAAAGTGAACTAAGCGCCTATGACAAGTTGAAATCGGGAATGGCCCAACACCTTACGCAACTGCTCTTCTTTCCATCGTGCGTAATAGATGCGAACAGGACCGCCAGCTTTCTTGCAGCCTTTACGGATTTTGCGAGGTTCGATTGGTACACATGGATTATCTCCTGTTGTCCAACGGTAAGCGGTGCGCTCTGAAACCCCCTCAAGCTCTGCGAACTGCTGCAGGGAGACCACAGGGGCTGGGATTTTGAAGATTGCGATTTCGGAAGCCATGTTGCATCATTTCCTCTTTGCCAATATTTGCCATATGGTTGCCAACGTTTGCCAATGTTTGCCACCAATTGCCACCAACAATCGAATCCTAATGCGATTATTCGCATTGGTCAACATGAGAATGCGATTTATGGACTTTGAAAGCCAAATTTCAAACGAGGAAGTGTTAGATAGAATTTGTCAGGTCTACGGGTTCACACAGAAAATTCAGCTCGCAAACCATTTCAATATCGCAGCCAGCACGCTACAAAACCGCTATACACGCGGTAACGTCTCCTATGATTTCGCTGCATTCTGCGCCCTTGAGACTGGTGTCAATATCCAATGGATCCTTACCGGAAAAGGACCACAAAAATCTGACGAACACTCAAAATCGTCTTACGAACTCAAATCATTCACATTAAGTGAAGGTCGCCTCACTGATAATGGAGTTTTGAATATCGACCCTGAGCTTTTCGAAAAGCCTTTGAAAAGTGCTATCTGCGTTAAAAGCGAGAGCAAAAGCTACATCACTGAGAAAGATGCGCCTTTGGCTGACGGTCTTTGGGTTGTCGATGTTGAGGGCGCAATCAGCCTCCGAGAGTTAACGGTTCTTCCCGGTAAAAGATTGCATGTGGCAGGAGGTAAAGTACCGTTTGAGTGCGGGATTGATGAGATAAAAACGATTGGCCGAGTGGTAGGTGTATACAGCGAGGTTAACTGATGGCCGTCCGTAAAAATCCGGCTGGAGGGTGGATTTGTGAAATCTACCCTAATGGGGCAAAAGGCAAACGTATCAGAAGGAAGTTTGCCACCAAAGGTGAGGCGCTGGCTTTTGAACAGCACAAGATACAGCACCCCTGGCAAGAAGAAAAAGAAGACCGCCGTTCTCTAAAAGAGCTTGTCGATTCCTGGTATAGCGCGCATGGAATCACCTTAAAGGACGGCGAAAAACGGAAACTTGCTATGCACCATGCATTCGATTGCATGGGCGAACCGTTAGCTCGCGATTTTGATGCTCAGATGTTTTCCCGCTATCGAGAAAAACGGTTAAAAGGCGATTACGCCCGCTCAAACAGGGTAAAAGAAGTATCACCTCGCACGCTTAATCTTGAGCTGGCCTACTTTCGTGCTGTTTTCAACGAGCTTAATCGACTCGGGGAATGGAAAGGGGAAAATCCGCTGAAAAATATGCGCCCGTTTCGCACTGAAGAAATGGAAATGGCCTGGCTCACGAAGGAACAGATTGCAGCGCTTCTTGATGAGTGCAAACGACACGAACACCCTGATTTAGTATCTGTCGTGAAAATATGCCTTGCGACTGGTGCTCGCTGGTCTGAGGCCGAAGGGCTCAAGAAAGCACAGCTATCAAAATATAAAATTACCTACAACTACACTAAAGGTAAGAAGAATCGCACTGTGCCTATCAGCAAAGAGCTTTATGAAGAATTACCGGCTAAAAACAAAGAGAATGGTAGCTTATTCCAGAATTGCTATGGCGCTTTTCGTTCGGCGCTGCAACGCACTAACATTGAGCTGCCTGCCGGACAACTTACCCATGTGTTGCGGCACACCTTCGCCAGCCACTTTATGATGAATGGTGGTAATATTCTCGTATTGCAGCGTGTGCTCGGCCATACCGACATCAAAATGACGATGCGATATGCTCACTTTGCCCCCGACCATTTAGAGGATGCCGTTAAACTCAATCCACTGGCGACGAGTGGCGATAAAATGGCGGTGTAAATGGCAAATGTTGGCAAACGCTGGCAAACATTGGCAAACTAAGTCAATGTTTAATAACGCAAACTATTGATTTTCGGTTGTTCTTGTAGGAACTCATAATCGCTTGGTCGCTGGTTCAAGTCCAGCAGGGGCCACCAATTTTCAAGGACTTATATAAAGATTCGAGTCCTCATTCTTTTCCAGGATACTCATAGGATACCTCGGAAAAGTATTGGTAAGTAAGAATTGGCGTATGCCTCCAGTACAGTTGGGTCGTAGCAGCCGTTCATCTGCGAACAAGAAAGTGCTACGGGTCTGAACTTTTGCCCCCAACTCTTCATGAGACCGGCAAAGACCCCGACGGAGGTGTCAATGGATACTTTTGGAAAGGGCTCAGACCTGCTGTCAGCACGTGTGATTGCCGTTACTGGTTTAATTACGGTACTCGCCAACATCGGTCTAGGCCCATTTGTTGCAGTACTAGTGTGCGTTGCTTTGATTTTTTTATTGAAGTAACGGCAGCGTAACAAGCCCGGCCCGGCGAAAGCCGGGCCCCCTTCGGGGGATACAGGTAACCAACGAAACTAAACAAATTCAAATTTTTCACTTATTTCGTTAAATAACACCTGAAATTTATCCCAGTTAGCAGCCCCATTTCCTTTCCTAACGTTCAAATTGCCAAACCCTTTGACTCTATCCGTAAGTACACTAGATGCCAATGCCCAGTAGTCTAGTAATTTATCATCATCGCATTTAGCGGGAACAGGATATCGTCCAGTCCAAACAATCGCAGCCGTATAAAATTTCAGTAACTCTTTTCTTTTTGCATTTACCGACACTTCAGCTAATTTAGCCAGTAAATTCAAGTCATGTACCTCCGGTACTTTTTCTGAACGCTGCACTATTACTGCTTTTAAAATTAACTCTAAGGCTAAACCACAAAGCATGTGATAAACGGGGTTACATGCGACCTCAAGAGAAAATCCGCCCCCATACCCCATTTTTTGTTGAATGTCTTTTGATTCCATAGATAGCCATAAAACATGCGCTGAAGCTCTCAAGTCTGATGCCCGATTGAACCAATGGTTTGGATGCAATCGTTGTTCGGTAATGGTTTTCCTATTTTTCATCCAAACATCATAGTCATCTTCGTACTCACTCATCTCCCTTCCCCTTCCTCAAAGCTAAGGCTGGTTTGCCATAGTTTCCACCATCATAAGACCTCCTGTTATGTATAAACAGGCTGTCAGTTGATCACTTTGTATATGCCCGTTTAAGATGGAATATAATATGCTTAAAACCATTAGTAAAAATTTTAACTAATAGTAATAGTGATTAAGAGTTTCTGTATTCAAAGTTATCCATTTATCAGATACCGTTAAATTTAGCTAGCTTTTGCTTGTGGCTGTCGCTCATATTGAAAGTAAAATCCTCGTGCTCAGCCAAGAATGTACCGAACGCCATTAGCGCGGATACAGCTGGGTCTATTTTGTTAGAGGATTTCTTCTTGTTGGGCTTGATGTTGGCATTGGCGTCAGACTCCATTACTACATTACCAATCGCCCAGGTCAGAACCGGATCGCCTCTATGTCGCACTACCTTACGGTTAACGAACACCTCAAAGGATTTCGCTACCGGGCTGAACTTGAGATAGGTTTGCGGAAATGGCTCAACATCGAGGCCTGCCCCCTGAAGCTGCGTGCGCAAGTGTGTGGCGTTCCACGTATCGAAGCCCACCAGTCTGATATTGAAGATTTCAGCGTCGCGCAGGATATCGTCACGGATGCGGTCATAGTCGATACAGTCGCCGGGTGTGGTGCGAATCCAGCCAGCTTTCACCCACTGGCGGTAGATGGCGCGGTTTTTGTTGGCGACGTTAAGCAACTGCGCTTCTGGCAGATAATGACGGGTCAGGAGCCTGATCTCCCTGTCGAACGAGAAAGCATAGCTCACGCTTGTAATATCGCTGGTTGAGGACAGATCAAACCCGGCATAACACGCCATTCCGGCCAGATCGTCTTCGGTATAGTCTAGCGCACAGGCTTCCCATGCACCGGCCCCCATCCACGGAGTAGAGCCCTGACACCAGATATTGAAACGTTTGGTTAACATCTCCACCCACTGCGAAGGAATTCCCCGCGCTTTCTGAATGGTGGATTCCAGCTTTGCGGCGTCAACGGACACATACAGATTAGGGTTAGCCTTAATCCACATTTCCGGCTGCTCAACCTCGCTTTCGTCGTCCAGCTCGTAGATCAGGACAAACAGCGAATCGTTGCTCTCTTCCCCGCCCAGAATCTGGCAGCAGTAGTCATAATGCTGTTTGCAGGCGGAGACAACGTTACTTCCGGCGGTAGTGATGGCGAATAAAATCGCCTCCGGTCGTGCGCCCATACCCAGCTCAAGCGCGGAATAAACACCGTTATCGGGGTGAAGGTGGTATTCATCGACAATCGCTAGGCTGGGGTTAGTCCCCTCAATGGTGGCAGCTTTCGCCGCCAGCGGTTTTAACAGGCTGTTACTTTTCGGGAAAATGATCTTATGCGCCTGAATATTGACGCGCTTTTTCAGCGGTTTTGACAGCAGGCACATCTGGCGGGCATCGTCGAACACGATACGAGCCTGATCCCGGCTCACCGCCGCCGTGTAGATATCCTGCTGGCCTTTCTCCATTACCAGAAACCAGTTAGCCAGTACGGCAGCTACGGTGGATTTGGCGTTCTTGCGCGGCACCTCAATGAAAGCGCTGCTATATTTCCGGCGGCCTGACTCCCTGACTTTAAAGCCCAACAGGTTAGCAAAGGCGAACTGTTGCCACGGCTCCAGCTCGATTGGCTGGCCCCGAAGCGGTCCTTTGACGTGAGGACAGAGCCGCGAGAACGCAATAAAACGCTCTACGGTCGCCGCATCGAACTCATAACGGGGGTCATTCAGGTCCGAAAAGTACCTTTCCACGGCCTGTTTTACGCGCTTACAGGCCGGTATTTCGCCCGTTTTTATCGCGTTTGCGTACTCACTCCAGACGGTCAAGCTCGTCTTCCTCCTCCGTTTCCACCGGGTTACGGCGGCGGCTTACCGGATCAAAGCCCAGAAGCGACGACATTTTAATCATGATTTTTTCAGCATCGGCCTTTGCGCTCAGCGCCGGATTTCGGCTCTCACCGCCCTGGCTGTTAATAATGCTGAATCCACGGCTGGCAAGATCTTCCACGGCTTTGCGGTACATCGAATAGTTGACGCAAAAAAGCTCAAGGTTATTCCAGTCAGCTGGAGTCAGATCACCGCGTTCGGCCAGTTGCTTCGCCTTCGCTTTCCACTGTTGCGCGGCTAACTCGTCAAGGTAAGCTGGCGGTTTGGGTGGTCTTGCCATAAAAATTTCTCGTTTCCATCGCGTTTTATTTTCAAAAAAATCACCGTGCGTAAAAATTTGAGGAGGCAGGCGGTGCCTTGCAGCAGGGGGGTTGTCATGAAAACCTCCCCCACCCCGCCCACGTCCTCTTTCAGGGAGCGATTACAGCCGCCCATCTTCATATATCCAGTCATTACGCTTTGCGGCCCGCTCTTCCTGATCCCGGTACAGCCCTGCTTTACGATTCGCTTTGGTGGAGGGATCCTGCCTGGTGGTCTTGTAGTTATGATGCGTTTGGCACAGAGGTTGATGATTCCATTCAGGCCAGAACAGAACATCATCACCGCCGTTGATAGGAATGATGTGATCGACAATCTTCGCAGCTACATAGATGCCCAGCTTCTGGCATTCCACACACAAAGGATGATGCTTCAGATACTGAGCCCGATATTTTTCCCATGAAGCAGAGTAACCTCGGGCGCGACGATGGCCACGGCGGGCGTCTTGATCCCGCCATACCTCACGTCGGTGCTCATCGCACTTACCAGACTTAACTCGTTTATTGCATCCCGGCTCCGTACACCGGCGAAGAGGTTGCCATGGCATCAGTACACCCCCACATCACGATAGACAGACCACAGTGCAGAGATGGCCATCGGGATCTCTTTCATCTCCGCTTCGCTAATCATCGTCCGGTATTCGTACAACATGGAGATGTACATCAGGCAGCCAATCTTGATCGCCGGAGTGAACTCAAGACCAGTTTCAAAGCGCTTGCCAATATGCTTCTGGCAAACTTCCAGGGCCGCGTTGATGTATACCTGAATCAGCATGTCTTCATCATCAGCATCAATACGACAGTGCAATTTGGCTTCAGTCAGCGTAATCAGTTCAGTCATCCGAGACGCCTCCCTTACACAACAGTTCAAGGCTGGTACGATTGTTGTCAGGAATGGCGGCTACAATGCCAAATACATCACCGCCAGTGACTGATGTATGGCAGAGAACACGTTGCCCCTGTTTCACATCACTACGAAAACGTATCCAGATCCTCAGCGTGGCATCTGATAAAAGTGAGCCAGAAGTCGCCAGCTCACGTCCGGAGATCCCTTTGACCTCAGCCCAGACCGTTGCATAATCTATCCAGCTAGTTACTGGCTCACCCAGTGGGCCACGCCCTGATTCAAAACGTTGTAAGGTAATGCGGTGCTTCAATCTGCCCGGTTTCATTTTTCACCTCCATTTTCATGGCTGCTAATCTTAACTTCCTGTTTCCATGCCTGACTAAACTCGTCTCCCCCTTCACGCGGAGGCATTCCTTCACGTTCGCGAGCTTCGTTCGGGTTCATAATTCCGTTCTTTATTCCACGCTCATACGTCACGTATCGCTCGGTTGGTGTTGCCCGGAGAAGGTCTGCAGAATCAAATTCAACTAAGTAACGACTGCCTGGCACAGGTGAAGCCACCAGCAGAGCTGCTTTAATTTGTTGTTCGAAATTCGCCAGCCATGGACGCATTGTCATGGTGAGAAAAGCGCGGCTTGCCTCACTGAAATTGCTGTAAGTGCTGTTGCTGTATTCCTGGAGGAAAATAGGAGAGACATTGAACATGCGGGCAATGTCTTCAATGGTGAAACGGCGTGAAGCCAGCCATTCGGCATCCTGATTACTCATGCCAAGCTGCTTGTAATCCATACCACCTTCAAGGATCGGTGTTTTACCGGCGTTTCGTGCACCTTTGTAACGCTCAAGCGCGCCCAATGCCTGCTTACCTTTCACGCTATCGAGCCATTCTGCCGTAGTGACTACGCCCGCCGCCATCATGCCATCTTTCATAATGCTGGCACCGTGGCGCTGCTGCGCCAGCCCTAACCCAAGCGCCTCACGGCAAACGGTAATTGGAGAACGCCCCAGAAAATCATCATCGGTGGCGTAACGAAGATGCAAGACCTCTTCCTGAAGGTAAGTGCGTACAGCTCCTGTATACGGTTCAGTAATAGAGTATTTGTACTTATGTTGGCCGATACGCTCAGGAACAACCTCCCCAGGCGCATACGGGTGCAGGGATTCCGGCTGCCCGTCGCGGCCCCATTGGATCACCGCATAGGCGTTACCGTTTAGCAGACAATGACGCATCATCGTGCGCTTGAATTGGTAAGGTGTCTGGCAGTCGTTCGGTTGCTCGTTCAGGAGAAAATCTACCGGATGATTGCTCAGCCATTCCCGCGCTTCTCGCCCGTTATCGTTACGCACACGGTAGAGGTAGCAGGGCATTGTTGCCACCGCTTCACTGATAACTGACACGGCGTTCATCACCGCCGGTAGAGATTCCGCTGTACCCGCAGACACATACTCGCCTGAACCGGTATTTGGAATCCCTGCCATCGCCAGAAACTCATCAATGGTCATGCTGCGCTGTTCGAAGGGTTCAGACTTACGGCTAAACGGCCAGATATTCCACATATCAAAGCCCCGCTAATTCAGCCCAGCGGCGACGGTTATCGCCAGCGCGGCGCAGTTCAGGATGTTGGGAGAAAAGCGAACGGTGGGCGATTTCCACACCAGATTCAGGATAAGCAGGCATAGACGTAACTGTGATTTCCCGCAGTTCAGCGGCGGTCACAGTGCGCAGGTATGGAGACTGGCCGATATCCCACGCTTCTTTCAGCACACGGAAACCAAAACTCATGCCGGAAATATCCCCACGTTCTACCAGCTCCAGCACATCATTCCCAAGCTGGGTATTCGGTGGAGTAAGTTCGAAGCGCAGCCCGGTATCGTCCTCGGACAGCACCAGCGTGCCAGATTTAGTGCGCCCCAGCAGTTGGGTATAGTTATGCTCATACAGCGCACGCACATCACTACCGGATGACAGGCTGTCTTTAAACGCCCCCGGCGCGAACTGCTCACGGAATTCATCCCAGATAACTTCTGACAGGCTGTTCCAGCGCACCGCATAGCCCACCAGCTTTTTGTTGCTGGCGCTCAGTTCGGAGGTTCGGATTTCAAATTCGATTGTTTTCATTGTTGGGCTCCACAGAGGGGAAAAAAGGGCCGAAGCCCCTTAAACGTCGGATCAGGAACCGGAGCCGGAAAGCTCAAGCACCTTAATGGCGTTGGAATCCACCACGCCGCCCCCAAGGTATTTATCGGTGTGTACCTTGTAGAATCCCGGTTCGGTGATGTTGTCAGGACGGGTGCGCACACCAGTGGTGTGATCGACAATGAAGTAGCCGCGCTTGAAGTCGCCAACCGCGAGGAACGCTTTACCCGCCTCCGCATCCGGCATGGTTTCCAGATACTGGACAGGACGGCCCAGCAATGTATCGGGAGAACCGGCAACCAGACGATCGCGCCAGATGTAATCACCGTTGCCGTTTTTCAGCTTCTGCAATTTTGCAGCGGTGTTGGAGTTCATCACCCATACGGCGTTTTTGCGGTATTTGGCTTTCAGCTTATACAGCAGGTCAATCAGACCATCAGAGGAAACGTCAGCGGCCTCTATTTTCTCCAGGGTACCGAATGGACGAGTTTTATCGCTGGTGGCCGCACGAGGGTAAGACAGGAAGCCTTTGGATTTTTTATCACCATCGCCGTTTACCAGGTCGTTCTCTTCAGTGGTAGTGAATGTGTCTGCCACCTCAGAGGACAGCCAGCCCAGAATATCCACTTCGGAGAAGTCGAGAATCTCCTGGGTTGTTTTCGGGTAGGCGTAGATCGGATTCAGCTTAATATCCACGCGCTCAAGTTTCGGTGTAGCTGTTTCTGCACGCTCTTCATCTTCGGTACCACGTTTGACCGTCGCACCGCCCACAGATACCAGTTTCTGGTATTCGTTGGTTTTGGTGGTCTTCACCGTAGCAATAGAGCGCATGACGCTCTCATCCAGCAACTGGCGCATGATCTCTTTGTCCAGTTCAGGAATAACGGTATATCCGCCCTCAGCAGGAACCAGCGTGGAAAGTGAGCGCGTATCCCCCGTCATAATGTAGTGGCGCAGTTCGTCATTGCTCACCGGCTCACCTTCAATGGAAGTGCCAGGCAGATTTCGCTGAACGTCGGCAACGGCTTCAAGGCGGGTGATTTCAACTTCAAGCGAATCTGCCTGGGCGCGGAGTTCGTCGAACTTATTACCCTCTTCTTCGTTCAAGTTGCGCTTTTCGGTATCGGCTTTGTCCAGCATGGAACGCATCTGGATTTTAAGTGCAGTTTTCTGCTGGCGTAATTCGAGTAATTTCTTCATGGAGTGGTTTCCGTAACAATTAACGTTGAGACGTGAAACCAGCGATACAAGAGATACTCACCGGGGTATGAGGTGCTGCGCAATGTGAAGAACCAAGTGGATCGTGGCGGCTCACGTCTGAGTGCCACTCATTAAGATATACATGAGAATTCAAATTAGAACCCCCTTATGAGCAAGAGGTATGAAGAGGAAGTATTAAGTATAAATAATTTACAAAAGTGTTTTTTTGTTAGATTATTTAACCAGCACAGCGCCTCGTTAGTGGGAATAAAAAGGGAAAAAAATGCTAACTGCAAAAGTGAAATTTTATAACATCCACAAATGTGGATATTACAAGTATAGTTCTAAGGCACCCGACCTGAGCGATACATCAGACGTGCTGCTCAAGCTAAACGATTGGGCTTCAGATGGAAGGGAGTTCATCAACACAGGCACCTACAAGGCTGAAAAAGACGAAGATATTCTCAATACTTATTTCTGCGGCTTAGCAACAGACAAACGTTACGGAGATCACCTTTTAACGCTATGGGCTGAAGTTCCTAACGACTCAGGAGTAGTCTATGGTATGCCGCCACTAGCGAAACCAGGAAAAGTGGATATGTTAACCACTGGATTCGACATCGATAAAGCCATTCCTGGTTTCCCGTGCTACTTTTGGTTCATTCCTCAATTAAACGTATTTGCTTCTATAAAATTTGATCACTCATTAATGGGAAAAGGGCACCTCGATAACTATTTGAATGGTTACCTCGCTAACAAATCACCATATAGAGTTTTTGATAAGGATAACAAAGTTATTGGTTTTTCCGTAGATGGAAAAAAATCAAATGACTCATCAAAATTACATCCAAAATTTTATGCAGTAGGGATGAAGTACGATGAAGTTCAAGCTGAACTCATAAGCAACCTTAGCAAAATAACGAAAATACTTAAAAGGGAAAAAATCACTTACAGAGCTCCAGACGATAGAAAAATAATTGAAAGAGTATTCTCTGGCTTGCTAAAAAATGCCCCAGACAGCACCCAAGAAAGGACATTGTTTCATGAGATGGAATTTAAGCCTACTGAAACTCAATTAAAATCTATTATAAAAAGCTATAATTCCCTTGAAAATACCTCACCTATCAGGAATGTCGGCTTTAAATATAGTGACGGAAGGGCAATATGGCTTAGCGGCGCTAATGTTTCCTTCGAAATTGAACTGAATGTTAGACGAAAAGACAATCATATAATCACCCCTGCACGATTGCTTTCTGCTATAATAAAGCGCAGAGATGAATTAATAACCAAAATGAAAACTCCACCAACAGGGGGGTGATATGATAAAATATATAGTGTATGCAGCTATTGCAGCCTTATTAACCTTTTTATTTAAAGGGCGCGTTGTATCGCTCAGTTACAATGACTACAAGGATACATTGAGCGCCTTATTGAATATATCATCAATAATATTTGCCATTATTGGTGCTTGGATTGCAATTGTTTATCCAAGAGCAATGGCACGTATTATCAATAAAAGGAACTCTCCTCATAACAACCGATCCGAGAGTAACGCATCCCATAAAGATGCGAACTATCTGAGCGAACTCGTAGAGATAGTAATGGTGTCTGCATTAGTATTAATGGCTGTTCTGTTAATACAATTTTTCGCCCCCATACTCAAAGGTTTAATAGTCAACACCTATATACCATTTGTTAAATACTTTAATTTTGGCTGCATTAGCTTCCTTACAATTGCACAGTTTACTGCGATATTCCGTGTAATACTCGTTAATTATTTTTTCTTAAACGAACTGAGAAGGAAAAATGCCAAAGACAAAATTGACGAGCTACATCGATAA